GTGTTTCGCTCGGGTTCATCAGCTCGGGGAACGGCGGCGCGATGCGATCAAGCAGCGCGTCGAAGCCCAGATCCAGTCCACGTTCGAGTGGAGAGCTGTTGGCCGGCAGCAACGTCGGGCTATGCGTTGGCTCACTCATAGTGTCAGCACCTCGACCTCGACCGCCGTGCAGTACGGCGCCTCGAAGGCGCTGGTGATGATCGGCTCCAGCGGTTCAAGAATCTGCAGTTGCACGGCGCCAGCGCTGTGCAGTGTGTAGTCGATCCAGCTCGGGTCGACCCGCCCTTCCAGGCGATGGCAACTGTCGGCGTAGGCCTGCAATTGTTGCTGCGCGGCGACTTTGGTCAGGCCCGAATCGGGGCCGGAATTGATCTTCGCCACGACACGGATTTTGTAGCGTTGAATGTCCGCAGCCTTGACCGTGACCAGGTCGGTTTCCGGTCGCACATCAGGGCGGGCGAAGTGCTGACGCACGCCATCGAGCAATGCGGCGGATGGCGTGCCATCGCCGTCTCGCGACAACACCGTGACCTGCACTTCGCCCGGCGCAGTGCGCCGACCATTGCCGTCCTTGACCTGTGCCGCCAAGCCGTCCGGGTTGAAGGTGTAGGTGACGTTCACCACACCGCCATCGCTGGATTCGACCTTCACCGTTGGCCGTTCACCGAGGGTGAATACCTCGCGGCGATACTGCATTCGCGAGCCCGCTGCCGGGGCGTGCGGTGCCAGGTAGTAGCGCAACCGGGCGTCGTCGTCGCTTTCATAAATCGGTGGTACTGGCGGGAAGGCTGCCGGGTCACCCGCATCGAGCAACTGTCGCTCCAGCCCCATGTCCGCCAGGCGTGCGTCGAGGTTGCTGCCAGTGGCCCACCACGCCAGCATCTGTTTGATGCGGGCGTTGTATTTGCGTTCGTGGGTTTGCAGGCGCACGCAAAAAGCTTCGAGCGCCAGGGTCAGCAATTCGCTCTCGTTTTCCAGGCTGGTCTTGAGTTTCGCCGCGCTGTCCGGCGCTCGGGCGCCGACATACTCGACGACGAAAGTCTTGAACTCGGCGAGCAAGTCTTCGAAAGCGTCGACAGTGATCAGCGCCGGTTCGGCCAATTGGTTCTGGCCGGGAATCAACATGCTCATGTCACGACCTCGAATGTCTGTTGACGGTTTTTCCAGGTGCCGGCGAAGCGCAGCAGCAGGCCCGCGCCCTGGCGGCTGGCGACGATCACGCTCGGCTGAAAATCGCTGATCCCGTTCTGCGCGTTGTAGAACGCCTGAGCCGCGTGGCTCTGGGCCAGAAGCAGAACGTCGTCACCGAGGTTCTGCCCCAGCAGCGTGGGGATCAGCGAGCCATAAAGGGGCCTTTTTTGCCGGGTGCCCAGCGGCGTGGTCAGGGCGCGGGTCGCGCGCTGCACAAACTGCAGCCAGTCGTCGACCGTGGCCCCGGAGTCTCTATCGATTCCGATCATGGGAAGCTCTTGATTCAGGGGCTGATGACGCGGCCCTGGTGATCCACCAAAGGGCCGCTGAAGTGCACGCCCGAGGCGTCGATGCTCAGGCCGACGCCGCCCAGTTGCAGGCTGATCAGCTGTGGCGTCATCGTCAGTTGCGCCGGGCCGATGCTCAGTGCAAGCGACTCGCGAGAGCCGCTGAATGCGGCCGGGCCGTTCTGCCAGTGCAGGGTGTGTGTAGCGTCGTCGTAGCCGCTTTCAGTGCCGTCGACATGCACCCGGCGCGTCAGCGTCGGTACCGTCGCCGTCGGCGGAAATCGGTCACTGTTGAGGCCGAACAACGCCACGCTTTGCGCGCCGCTTTCACCGCTGCCGTAGTTGAGCAGCAGACACTGCTCGCCCACGCTGGGAATTCGTGACTCGCTCTGCGCTCCGGCGCTCGGGTTGAAAAACTTGATCGCCGGTGTGAGCAGTCCACCGTGGCTGACCTGGCAGGTGTTGCTCGCGGCATCGACGGTCTGACAGACACCGATGCGACAGAAACTCTCGGCGCGGCGGTGCAGATCGTCGATTTCCGCTTCCATCTCGGCCAGCCGCTCGATAATCGGCCCCAGTTGCATGCGCAGTAGTGCGTCGAACATCGGTCAGGCCTCCAGCGCGGTGTATTGGTCGGGGTCGTCGATGTCGCTGACTTCCCAGGTACGGGCGAATTTCGGCGTGCCGAGCGGGTCGTCGAGCAAGGTCGGGCCGAGATAGAGGGTCTGGGTGAAAGTCAGGGTCCAAGCCTTGTATTGCTGATCGGCGCGTGTGAGCACTGACGGCAAACCATCAATGTTCATCGGCAGATCACATTGAGCGCCGGGCAGGCTCCAACGGTTGTCGGTGATCAGGTTTTTCAGTACGGCGATCAGATCGCAGGCGGCAAATGCGCTCGCAGAAAGTGCCGGAATGACTTGCAGCGATACCGTCATGACGTGGGCAATTCGCCCGTCAGCGGCACGTGCACCGGGTGCATTACGGTCGAAGTCGATCAATGCCCAGGCCTGAGCGCCGGGTGCCGTGAAGTCGTCATGATTGCCGACCTGCAGATTCAGGCCGGCGCTGTTGCGCAAGGTTGTCGCCATCGCCGTGAACAGCTGCGAAGGCTGCTGGATCGGTGCGGGCATGCATGACCTCCTTTTCAATTGTCCACGCGCAGCCCCGCCGCATCAGTTGCAGCGAGGCAGGAAAGTTTTGAGTTACTGGGGATCGCGCGGCGGGGGAACTTCGCAGACGCCGATGCGCTTGGCGGCCCAGCGTTCGTACAGACCGATGGCCACGTCGGCCCCGGCCATGGCGGTCAGGCAACCGAAGGCACCGGCGGCCCAGATCGAAAGCCCGGCTGCATACAGCAGCATGATCGCCGAGACGCCGCAGATCATGCAGGCGCCGGAGCGCAGGGCCAGACGCCGCAGCAATGACCAGCCGCGGGCGCCCTCCTTGTCGGCGCGCCACATTTCGCCGGACACCCCTCCCACTACAGCGAGGAGGATGACCAGCCAGATCGGCATGTCCGCCAACGCTTGTTGCTCGTTTGTCATGTCACGCCTCCTGTTTTTAGTTGATAAGTGTTGTGTGTCGGGTTCAAGCGATGTCTCTTCAGGTAGGCATTCCAAAAAGCCCGGCGCGGGGCCGGGCTTTTGAGTAATACAGACCAATAAAATCACACAGCCGACTCAAACCAGCGGAAAAGGCACTGTCGGCCAAATGATGGTGTACGGGTAACCTGGTTGATTCTTGAAATCGCATAACGCGACGACGTATTGCTTATAAGCCAATAGCGCCGCTTCCTCCTCCGGCGTTGCAATGCCCAAATCCTTCTTGTAATCCAACGGGTTGATGCTCAGCCAGCCTCTGGCATCCGACAACCTTTCAATCGCAAGAACTTTGACTTCAGCGGCCACCTCCTCATAGGTGGGTGCATGCAACTCCCATTGATTGTTGACAATTCTAGCGTTCCATCCGACCACAACTTCGGTATTTCCAGTGGCATCCACCCATTGCCCCCACACGCCATCGGGAGGACTGGTCGGCATCCCCTCATCAGTATCGAGTACCCGATAAACTTTGAAAGTGCTCAATGAAATAAAGACATATCGATTCATGTGTTTCTCCTTGGTTTAAGTTTTTCAACACTCACTGCTCGGTGTTTCGATCTCGCATCCACCGCGCCTGAACGCTGTGGGCGCGCCAAGCACTGTTTATGGAACTTGAGGCCAGGTAAAAGTCAGTCCAAACAGACTTGGTTCGCCGGAAACTCTTCGGTGATCGGGTTAGCGGTTTCAAAAATGTTGTCGACTTTGCCTTCGACGACACGTGCGTACTTCTTCATGCTCATCGTCCTGATTGATTGCCGGCATCCCGGCTTTTCAGTTCCTGCCCGGGTAGGCATTCCAAAAAGCCCGGCATTACGCCGGGCTTTTCAGTAATGCGCTCCTTCGCCTTCCTTCAAATCCTGTATTTGAGAAGGAAGCTGACTTTTCGGCGCTACTGGCGCGGTACGAGTCCATTCAAATTGTTTTTCCGACCGCGGTCCCTGCCCGCCGGATAACTGCTCTTGGTGCTTTACGCTGCACACCCGGGTCAGTTGCCAACCCTCTGAACCGTTGAGGCCGGTTCATCGCTGCCTTTGAAGCGGTGGAGCTAAAGAGCGGCGGCTTTCGCCGGTTTTCAAATCTGCGCTAATCGCAGAACATGG